ATAAAAGGCCGATTAAGACCATTAGGTGTTTCGATGGAAGACATTGAAACAACTTTCTTTGGCTTTAATACAGCAGCAACAACGGCTGGAGTTTCTGCGGCGGAAGCTTCAGGAGCTTTTAGGCAGTTGGCTCAGGCATTAGGTTCTGGAAGATTGCAAGGTGATGAATTTAGAAGTTTGGCGGAACAAGTTCCTACGCTGTTAAAACCAATTGCTGATGAGCTAGGTACAACAGTTGGAGGACTAAAAGAGCTTGGATCTCAAGGAAAAATAACTTCAGATGTTGTTATTCGGGCGTTAAAAACAATTGAGGAAGAAGGAGGAGGAGCTGTTGAAGCAATCGTTTCTCAAAGTGCTCTACAAAGATTTAAAGAGTTTCAAAACGCAATGGAAGATCTTTCTGTTGCTGTTGGTAAACAGCTTCTTCCAGCCGTTACACCTGTTATAAAAGCAATGACAGCGTTGGTTGGCTGGTTTGCGAAATTAGATCCTTTTGTTCAAAAAATAGTAATTGGTTTAACAGCCTTAGCAGGTGTTGTTGTAATTGTTGGGCCAGCAATCGTTACGTTGGCTTCTGGCATCGCCGCGTTAAAGGTTGGGATTGTAGCTGCTGGTGGTTTAGGAGTTCTTACGGCGGCGGCTGTTGCATTAACGGCTAAATTCTTGTTAGCTGTCGCTGCTGTTTGGGGTCTTTATAAAGCAATCAAATGGCTTGTTGACAAGATAAAAGGTGTTGATAGTCCTATGGATAAATTTGAAAAAGGAATCCAAGAGGGGTCAGTATCAGCAGAAGACGCAAAATGGAAAATAAGAGAATTAGGCACCGAGATTGAATTGTTGCAAAAGAAGTTGGATAAATTAGGAGATTCAAGAGGTGAAAAGAAGTTAGCGGCAAGACTTAAATCACAAATAGAAGGCAAAGAAGGAGAGATAACAGGGATAAAAGACGCTGTTGCGGGACAAGATCAGATGAAGGCATGGGAGGACGCGACGGGCAAGCAGTGGGAAACCTACGAAGTTGAAGGAGTTGGTACGTTTAACCGCTTAACGGGAGCGTATGTAGGAATGACGGCAAAGATGAAGCAAGCAGCAGAAGATTTAGCTGCAACAGAATCAGCAGCCGCTAAGAAAAGAGAAGAGAATACAAAAAACTGGGAAGAAACCTTGTTGCAAGTAAAAACAACAATTGCTGATGGATTACATGGAGCAATTATGGGATTAATTGATGGCACTAAATCTCTTGGCGAGTCTCTTGCTGGAGTCGCTAAACAGCTAGGAAGTATGTTCTTAAAAAAGGCAATTTTTGGAGCGTTTAATTTGAACGCAGAAGGAGGATATAAGCAAGGAGGATTCCAAGCGTTTGCTTCTGGAGGAATGGTTACAAAACCAACAATGGGGCTTGTAGGAGAAGCAGGAGAGGATGAGTATATAATCCCAGCCTCTAAGATGGCTCAGTCAATGCAACGGTATTCAGCAGGGGCTAGGGGTGAATCTGTTATCCCTGGCACTGGTCAATCATCCGCAGGAGGGGCTTCTGGTTCGTCAACAACAGTCAACTACTCTGGGCCAATATTAAACTTTAACTCTGAAGAATTTGTTCCTAAATCTGCTATAGGTCAAATTATTAATTCAGCAGCATCTAAAGGTGCGTCAGCAGGAGAAGCACGAACATTATCTACACTAAGAAACAGTAGAAGTACTAGATCGAGGATTGGAATGTAATGACTGTTGTTGCTTTAACTGCTTTCCTCACTGTTAAAAAATCTAATGGTAATGTCGAACATAGATTCCAAAACGGCAAACATGAAGGTGTAGACGGGCATGACTTCCTGTCTTTTATATATCAAGGAGCTGCAATGAATCGCTCTGGTGATAACTTAGAGGCTTCAATTATCCTTGCTAATAATCCATTAAGCATGAGTTATGTTAAAGATTTTGTGACAAATAAATATCAGATATTGGTTGAAACATTCTTAATGGATACCAACTTTAATAAAGATACTGCTGCAAAAAATGGAGGAAAATTAACAGGTGAGCAATGGTTGGCGGCTTCAATGAGATACGATCCAGAAGCAATTGAGCTGTTGTTAAGTTCTGCTATAGACGCTGTCGGTGCAAACGCTCCACAGCAAACACTGACTAAAAGTAGGTGTTCTCATCTTCCTTTGACTGGACAGATTCAGAATCTTTGAAGCCTTACGAATTAATTGGTCTTCCTTATCGTTTAGGTGCTGATCCTGTAAAGCATAAAGCTGGTGATTGTTTATCTTTGGTTCGTACAGTATTAGCTAATTATGGTTTTACTGTTCCTAAAGGAGAGCGTGATTGGTATAGAAGATTAAAGAAAAAAGACTACAGTATCTTTTTTGAAGAATTAAATCGGTGGGGAGTTGAATCACCCCCTAAACTAGGAACAATTGGCTTATGCAAATCAGATGATGGTTATGGCATGGCTGCTTATTACGAGGACGGATGGCTGAGTTACCGAAGGACATTAGAAGACCAGGTGGTGATATGGTCCCCGCTAGAAGCCCTTTCACTCGCAGGGTGCTACTTCCAACGGAAGCAGATATGTGTAATGCCCTTGGAATAACTGAGGAAGAATATTGGCAATTTGTTGAACAGCTAGAAGCAAAAACAAAAGAACGACCAGAAGCTTATGACTTGATTCCTGATATTCGTTGTGATCCTATCACCACTTTTATTGCTGCTAATATTGTCACCATAGGAATTGCTGCTGGTGCTGCTTTTGTATCCTATTTATTAACGCCAAAACCTCCTAGTCAAAAACAAGGGCAAGCTGTAAGAACAGAAGATATAGCAGGATCTAAAAGGTTTGCTCCACAAAATAGTTTTAGTAGTGTTCAAGAATTAGCAGTTTTAGGAGATTTAATTCCTCTTCTTTTTACTAAATATCAAGAAATTGATAGAGGGCTAGGCCCGATAGCGTATGGAGGGATAAGAGTTTCATCTCAAATATTGTGGTCACAACTTCTTAGTTATGGTCGTTATCAGCGACTAAAAATTCTTGCTTTATTTTCGTTGGGTGAATTAGGGGTAAAAGGAGATGGACCTGATTTTGAAGGTTACGCAATCGGTGATTTATTAATTTCTAATTATCACTCTGAAAAAATATACAAAGTTCGTACAATTGACGGACATTATTTACCTGGAAGTGAAACAAGTATTCCTTTTTTATCAGGGGAAGATAAGAACGAAAATGTTTTTACAGACGATGTTTTTAAGATTGACGATGGAACTGGGTATTTTGAACAATATTTTTGTGGGACAAGAAACCCTACAACACAATCTGCTTTTGGTTTAAGTTCACCAATGCCAAACTGCACATGGTTTGGTCTTCCTTATGAATTAATTCGTTGGGGTGATATTAACAAAAATACTAGAGCTGGTATTAGAATACAAGTTCGTAAACGAGTAAAAAACTTAGGCTTGTGGCCTATGAGGGCTGGTTTTCTTGATGGTGGAACTGATAATCAAAAACTAGCTTTAGATGAAGTACCTGTTGGGACTGAATTAACTTATCAAGTCGTAGGTGGAATTGATAATAACCAAACAAGAGCAGATGACACGCTTGCTTTTCAGAAAAATGATACAAGGCATATTGGCCGTCATGGTGTTGAAGATGTTAATGCTATTAGCATCTCAGTAAGGGAAGCAACTGACGGGTTTATTTCAGAAGGCGAGCAGTACATGGCTGGAACGGCCTTAGTTACGTGCATAATGGGAGGTGACAGCCGAGAATATCCTGGTGCTCCTTGGGAAGGGCATAAATCAAAAACAAGACAATACACTTTTAGAGTTATACAAAAAGGGCATTATCATTGTCTTTCGCAGCCAAATTTATCTACGCATTGTTTAAACCCTGAATGGAATACAAGTGGTAACCATTGGTACGTTCCTAATAGTAACCCTAACGAGTTTTATTACGAGCAAAATAAAAATCAAATCTTTCCTCCACATTCACGATATGCCTTACAGAAAACAACAATAGGTAGTGTTTCTGACAACAGAAATTGCGATATAACAGAAATTGGCTTGAAGTCAAAAGTTTTCAAACAGATGCAGTTTGCGAATGTAAATAGTAAACCTGCCGAAGGAGATATTGTTAGTGCAATTGACAATGCAAGTCCTATATCATTAGGACAAGTTCAAACTTATTTAAACAGAATAAGTTTCTTTAAACTATTAGTAAGAAAAGCTGGATCAGATGAAGAATGGTCTGATAATCATTGGGTTAAACCTAATAATGTAAATAATCATTCGGGGTTGTTTTGTGTTAAAGGAAATACACCTGAATTTCAATATAACTATATAAGAGTTGAGCATCCCCTTGGTCAGTATGAGTATAGATTTTTCCCTTGGCCTGGTAATGACGTAATCAAAAGAGTTGAGAATGGAGAATATTTAAAGGCATGTTTGTTAAATGCAAACGGAGCGTCAGATCCAGACTCGGTAAAATCATTCACTTCAGGAAATCTTTATACGATTCGTTTTGCTGGTGTTTTAGAGTTTGGATTAACAAAACAATCTTTAAGTAATAAAGAGTGGAATTTAGGTAACCCAGGTGTTGCTGACACTATTACTTACGAATTAATAGGTGTAGGAACTAGCACGTATCAAGCACAATCAAGTTTTGGAGCTGGTGACATTAGGTCTGAAAGACAAAATACATTTATTTGGACTAAATTTTATGGACCACAAGCAGATAGTTATCCAACACCTTATACAGATACAGAAGATCATCATACATTAATCAAACATTTTGATATTCCTGGAGACCCAGCCCGTTGGTTCAATTTATACATAAACCGTTCAGACGTTACTCCTAATACTGAAGGCCGTGACGGACCAGAGTGGAGTGAAAAGATAGGAGTATTTAATGCTAAAGCTTTAGGTGCAACATCTCATCATGACGTAAGGTTTGAATATACAATTGCAGAAAGTGGTTTTAAAGGTTATTACGAACCAATATTAAATGACAGCCTTCCTGGTGCAGGTGGAAATGGACATCCAGGTGGTAAGACTGATTACTATTATGTAAGAAAAGTTGAAGAACAAATTCGGCGTGTCGACCCTATAGTTAGTAAAATTATAGAGACAAGTAATGTAGATGATGCTGGAAATGAAATTGCAAAAGGCAGTGGATTAACACTAAAAATAAATGTATGGGAAGACCCTGATCCTAATTATAACCCAGTAGGACGGGATGCTATTTATGCAGAATGGACTATAGAAAACAGAGGTGATGGAGAGTATCGACCAGGAGACAAGGTTCGTATTGCTGCTGTTAAGTACCCTGGTACGAATAATGTTGCTGTTCCAACTCAAATAGTTTCTCTTGATATTGATGAGGTTGCAACCAGAGGTGAGCTAGGAAATGATATTCCTTCTGAATTAAATCCTTATGATGTTGCGGCTGATTTTTGGAAATATCAAGGAGATAGATCAAGTCATTTGGATGGCCCTGAACATCAAATAACTTATGTAAATGAGATTGTAAAAACAACAGGAAGCCAAAGAGCAAATTATAAAGATTTAGCTTATGCAGGATTAAGGATTGACAGTTCAAAAGAGTGGACAAATTTTACTCAGTTTTCTGCTTATTTTAGAAAAGGAATAGAAGTAGTTAAAGCACCTTTTACTGGATCGTATAAAGAAGAGACAAATTTATTTCCTGAAATTGCTTACGCTTTATTGACAGATAAAAAAATAGGGGCAGGAAAGGTTATTCCAAAGGAGTCAGTAAACATTGTAGACATGGATATAGCTACAAAATTCTGTCAAGCTAATGAATTTTTCTGGGATGGAATGATTACAAATAGGGTAAATTTAAGAGATTTTATATTTGAACAAGGAACTTATTGTTTATTAGATTTTACGATTGTTGGAGGTCAATTTAGTCTTTACCCTAGTGTTCCCTTTAAAAAAGATGATCACACAATAGACCATAATGCTTTACCTGAAATAAAAGCAATGTTTACCGATGGGAATATCAAAGATCTACAAGTTAATTTCCTTGCCCCTGAAGACAGGCAAACATTTAAAGCAAATGTTTTATGGAGAAAAGAAAAGTTAAATGGTTTTGCGGAAACGAAATCTATTATTTACAGGCTTGTGGGTAGTGACCATGATGACGATCCAATTGAAACTTATGATTTCAGCGGTTTCTGTACTTCTCAAAATCACGCCGTAAATTACATCAAATATATCTTGAGTGTTAGAGAATATACAGATCATTCAATTAATTTTAAAACGGCTCCTCATTATGTAAACGGTCTAAAGCCAGGTGATTATATAAGGGTATTTTCAACAACAAATCATACAAGTCGATTTAATAATGGAGCAATTCTTGAAGATGGCACTGTTGTAAGTAAAGACACAATCACTGGTGAGCATCATATGTATTATTGGAATCCTTCATGGAAGGAAGATGAGCAAGAAGTAAGAGAAACTACAACTAAATTAAACTTTTCCAATTCAAACGCAGTCAAAGCATATGCTGGAACGTTGTTTACTATTAAAGAAACTGAGAAAACAGATCAATGTTATAAAGTTGAGAGTATTACGTTCGGAGAGGATGGCTTGATTGATCTTTCTGCTTCTCCTC